TAGGAGAAAAATAAAGGCAAAAGAGATATTTGATTTAATGTGCCAAAATATTTGGGAAACAGGTGAACCTGGAATGTTGTTTTTGGATACAATCAATCAAACAAATCCAATTCCTTGGATGGGCAGAATTGAATCCAGTAATCCCTGTGGGGAGGCGGTCTTGTTGCCACATGAATCCTGTAATTTAGGTTCTATAGATGTTTCTAAATTCTATCTAAAAAATGATTTAGATTGGAATAGATTGGAAAAAAGTGTAGAAACTTCTGTAAGATTTTTAGACAATGTAATTGATTTAAACAAATTTCCTACAGTTAAAGTTGAAAGAAAAACAAAGATGAATAGAAAAATTGGTCTTGGAATAATGGGATTTGCTGATTTATTATTTTTGATGAAATTAAAGTATGATACAGAAGAAGCTTTATCTTTTGCCGAAAAATTAATGAAATTTATAAATGAAACAGCTCACAATTATTCTAAAGAACTTGGAAGAGAGAAGGGGTTTTTTCCATCTGATAATGGGAGGTTAAAAAGAAGAAATGCTTGTTTAACTACTATTGCTCCTACTGGGACTTTAAGTATTTTGGCTAATTGTTCTAGTTCTATAGAACCAATTTTTGCTAAGAAGTTTACTAAGACTGTTCTTGGTAATGTAAAGATGAATTTATCTGAAAAATACAAAGATATACTGAAAGAAAAGTATTGTGTTTCAGCCTTGGAGATATCACTAGAGTATCATATCAAGATGCAGGCAACCTTTCAGAAGCATGTTGATAATGCTGTTAGTAAAACTATTAATCTTCCTAAGGACGCCCCCGTAGAAGAAATAAGTAAAGGTATTTATTTAGCCTATGAATTAGGTTGTAAAGGTTTAACTTTCTATAGATATGGTACAAGAGATGCCCCCATAGAAATATCTACTGAATCTTTAAGTGAGTGTGATAATGGTAAATGCCAAATTTAATACAAAAGAATGGAAAATACAGACAATTGGAAGAAGATGTATTCATTGTGGAATATTTATTCATAAAAATAGTAAATATGATTTTTGTTGCCCAAAACATGCAATGTTTGATGCAATGAAGAAAACGGGTAAGGAATACTCAGAAGTATTTGGTGAAGGTCAAATATTATCTTATGCGAAATTTAATTCTCCTGTTGCACTTGACAAAGATAATACATTGACAGTTACTTGGACGTTGAATATGAAATGAAGAGTATACTAAAAGGCTTAATTATTTGTCATTTTTGTGGTATTGACCTATCTAATACATATTGGAATGTTTGGGTAAAAGAGCATAATAATAAGCCAATATGGGCATTTGTTAGATTATGTGCAAAGTGTACTATGTTTGAAAGATTAAAAGGTGAGGCAATAGCTAGTGAGGAGTTTAAAATACCTAAATGAGAAGTATATTAAAATGTTACAAATGTAAAAAGTCCATAGATGGGCAAACTTATATAGTATGGGACGAAGAAGTTAAAAAGAAAGTAAGGATATGCTCAACGTGCAAAATGATAGGGAAATTGAAAGATGCTGATAAAGAAGGGTAATAAGTTAAAGGATATAAAAACCAATAAAGAGTATATAATAGAAAGTATAGATAAACAAAGTATACTACATTTGAAAAATTTTAATGGGGGCTTTTGTATTATTTTTAAATGCACAATAGATTTTGCAGAAAGGAATTTTGACTTAATATGTTAGAGAGGCCTTGGACTAAAAAGAAGAAACTTAATTATAGGGTAGAAGTAGAGGCTACTGGTTATAATTCACGTACTTTTACAAAGGAAGCTATATGTGGGCAGATAGAGAATGATTTAAATGATTTATTCAGGTCACACACAGATTTTAAGAATTATTCTGCTAATGTTAATTATGATGAGGTACTAGTTTGTCAATTTTGTGAAGAACACTATGAAGAGATATATGAACCAAGTATGGGAACAGAGTTTAATGGAGTATGTGTAAATTGTGGCAAAGGTTCAAGAGAAGCAATGATTGAAAAACTAAAGGATAAAAAAGATGAGCACTAAAGACAACTATTACATGAAACTTTGTGAGCTTATTGCTACACAGTCTAAATGTTTATCTAGACAGGTGGGGGCAATAGCCATTAAAGAAGGTAGGATATTGGCTACTGGATATAATGGACCACCAATGAAACACCCACATTGTAGTGTCTGTAAAAGAAAAACTATGGGTTTTGAAAGTGGAAAAGGATTGGAATTTTGTCCTGCAGAACATGCTGAACGTAATGTTGTAAATAATGCGGCATTAAATGGAGTTAGTTTAAGAGATTCTATAATGTATGTTAGTAGTGAAGCTCCATGTAGAGAATGTGCTAAAGCCATTGTAAATTCTGGAATAAAGGAAGTTGTAGTAGTTAAAGAAATGCCTTATCCAGAACCAGGTCTTCCTGGAATACATATATTTGCAAGATGTGGTATTAAAGTAAGATTGGAGGATAAATGAAAGAGGCAGATTTTGGAAAAGTTAATACTTGGGAAGAGTCTTTAAAAATAGTAAGAGATAGTAGAGATAAAGTTACAGAATATCTTAAAATTGCAAAAAAGTTATGAGGTATCTTTAGGTTTAGATGAAAATGAAAATATGTGTGACTTTTATATGTTTCATTTTAAAGATGGGACTAGAAAAGGAATAAAGGTGGTTTTATAAAAGTTAAGGAAAGCTGATGTTAAAAGAAAATAAGAAACCTGTAATAAAATGCCTGGCTGAAAATTGTAATACTGCAGCAATATATGATATTTGTTATGCTAACAAAACCACTGATTCTTGGGGTGGAGGTCATATACTTAGATGTAGACGTCATACCTTAACTTTTTTACTTGGTGGTAAGTATACATCTTATCAAATATTTCCACTAAGAGGGTTTATAGATGAAAATTTATTGTAAAAATAAAACATGCTCATTCTATAAGTTTTTAGATGAACCAATATCTTTTTCCTTCAGCCAAATCTATACTCCATTTGAGGGAGATAAATGTTATGGAGAATGTATTGCTCCACGCCAACATTTTAAACCTTTTATGGAGTCTATAGGAGATTTCTTGTATGAGGGGGCAGATTGTGACCCAGCAAGAGCAGATGATTACTTTTGTCAAAGAATGGATTGTGTACATAATGAAAAGTGTGAATGCACTAGGTCTGAAATATTAGTTGATAAGTTAAATGATAGATGGGTATGTAAATGTTTTTCATTTAGAAAAGTTAGAGGCCATATGGATTGGTTTAGTAGATTGTGTAATCCTGATGGTACTGCAAAGGGTGGAAGTATAGATGATTCTTATGCTGAACGAATGGATAAATGGAAAAAAACTACCAGGAGCTATAGAACACACATAAAACAAAATACTTAAATGGGAGGTAAATTGTGTATTTTCTAAGGCTAATTACCGCAAACAAGATAGCAAGGAAAGTAGCAAAACATTATTATGGAGATCGCTATTATTATAGATTTAGGAAAACAAAAGTACCTTGTTCATGTACAATATGTGGGCATAGAAGGAAATGGCTTGGTATAACAAGACAGGAGAAGAAACAATTGCTGAGATTAAAAGACTATGAGGATAATTTATAAAGTAGGAAAACGCTTTATAAAAGTGCAAGCTTGTGATTTTTGTGGTGCTCATGAAATACCAAAGGGGGGCAAAGAAATTATCAAGCAAAGTACAATATCCTCTTGTGGTTCTGTACCAATATATTATTTATGCAAAGACTGTGGAAAGGTTAAGTTTAATGAAAATGATAAAAAGTGAGAGATTCAGGTTTAGCAAATCTTATTATAGCTATCTTTAGATTGACGGCACAGGATTTAAGATATGGAAATGCTAATGCTAAAAAAGAAGCCAATGAATTTCTCAATTCACAATGGTTTGAGGATTTATGTGAAATCTTTAAGACAGATCCAAAAATTATTAGATACAGGATTAAACATAGTCCAGTAAGTTGGAGAGAAGTATATGAGTAATGCTTTTATATGTTCAAAATGTGCAAAAGAAATAAAAAATAAACCAATACAAGGATATGTTAAGGTTGAAGGTAATAGTGCTTCTGCCCCACTTTTATGTAATAAATGTGCTTTATTTAGAGTTTTAAATAATGAAATGATTATTGAAATTCCAATTATTGAGGAAATGTAATGGATAGTTATTTTAAATGTTCAAAATGTTGGAAAAGTTTATCTGAAAAGAACGTATATATTGCTACTAAAGCGGATGAAGAATTAAATTTTGAATTTGATGGGTTTCTTTTATGTGCTAAATGTGCTATGTTGAAAAAACTGGGTGATGGAAAAATATTTAAGTTGGAACTAGTATGATAGAAAGTGAAGAAAAACTTAGAAAAATAATAGATAAGTTAGAAAGATGGTCAAAGTATTGTAAAGTAGATCATTTACTTAGGGATCATGATATACCTGGATTAGCAAATTCTATTGTAGAAGAGTTTTATCATATTCATCTTTGTTGTGGGCATATGGTTAAAGAATTTAGTGAAGCTGTAGAATTAGAGATGGAGGATTTTTCTGATGGTGAGAAGGCTACTTCATCTGGTGTATATTGTAAAGATTGTGCAGAATGGTTTCTTAAAAATGATAAGAGTTGTAGGAAAATAAATGGATGAGTTAGTATTATTAGGGCCTCCTTCTGAAGAACCTGAAGAAGAGTTCAGTAAAAGAAAATCTAAAGTAACTCCAGCTGAGATAGGTGAGATAAAATCCTTATTTATTGCTGGTGAATCCATTAAAAAAATAATGGATAAGTATAATCTTTCTTCAGCTAATTGGGTATATGATAGAGCTGAGAAAGAGAATTGGTGGGGAGCAAGAACAAAGTTCCTTGAGAAGAAGAATAAGCTTTACCTAGATACAGTCCTGGAAGGGCAGCTTGATAATGCTTCAAAGATTATTGAAGAACTACAAGCAATACGCCAAGGGGCTATAGATCCAATTATAGCTGGAGAATTGACCCCTCAAAAGTACTCTGAAGCTAGTTCAGCTTATATGGATTCAATTGAGCTTGAAAGGAAGCTTAAAACTGAAGCTATACATATCAAATTTATTCAAGATATTGCTCAAATATTGAAGGAAGAGATTCAAGATAAAGAGTTGTTAACGCGTGTAGCATTAAAATTAAGAATATTAATGGAGAAAAGGCAGGAAGCGGCCCTGAAGAATAGATCAGCAAATGAGTGATAATTCAATAGAGTATAATAAATCCTTTGATGCATTAGCAGATATATTGGAGGACATAGAAGAATCTTCAATAGATTTATCTTCTTTTGATGCTTTTGTGCAGAAGACTATGTCTCTTTCTTACCCACAGTATTCCTTTGATACTTGGCATGTTCACAAAGTTAATAATTTTCTTGACGATGTTTGTAAGACTAATAGTAAGATAGGCGTTGTAGTACTTCCTAGATATCATCTTAAATCTACAATTTGTGGGTACTTTTTTTCTATATATCGTATGCTAAAATCAGGCGGTGATGGTATTTATATTTCATATAAAGAGGAATTAGCTACATTTCATTTAAGCAATATTAAAGAAATAATAAGAACCAATCCTAGATTAAGTCCATTATTTCAGGATATGCGAGATAGAAGTGAAAGTGGTATACATTATAGAGTAGGTTCAAAAAGATTAAGAATATTTTCTTCAGGTATATTTGGAATGAAACGTGGCTTACACACGGATTCTGTCTGCATTGTACCAGGAACAAAAGTAAGATGCTGGAATGGCTATAAAAATATAGAGGATATCGAAGTGGGCACCTCTGTATGGACTCATTTAGCGCGGTGTAGAAAAGTTTCAAAAACAATGTTACACTATATAGAAGAAAAAATTATAAAATTAACTCTTGAGAATAATAAAATTATTCAAATTACTAAAAATCATCCTATTTTAACTAAAAGAGGTTGGATTGAAGCGGGTAATTTGGAATATTCTGATGTTTTAATAAAACTTGAGTATGAAAGTAAATTAAAAGGGAAAACCTATGAAGATATATATGGATTAGAGAAGGCTAAAATATTAAAGAGTCAAAAATTTAAGACTGTAAAACGTATTGGCCATACCTCTGAAAAAAGAGGTAAAACTTTTGAGGAAATTTATGGTATTGAAAAAGCTTCTGAAATTAAATCAAAACTTAGTAATTTTGAGAGAATACTTAAGAGAAAAGACCTTTTATGTGAATGTGGAAAAATCTTTAAAGATATACTAAGTTCAAAAAGAAGATATTGTTCTTTAAAATGTTATTGGAAATATTCTAAATGTGGAGACAATTTTAGAGCAAAATTAGGAAACTTCAAACTACAAAATAACCCTAATTGGCAAGGAGGCTTATCTTTTGAGCCATATCCTATTGAGTTTAATTCTGATTTAAAGAAGAAAATTTATATTAGAGACAATTATTCTTGTAGATTATGCGGAAGTAAAAAAATAATTTTATGCCATCATATTGATTATAATAAAGATAATAATATAGAAGAAAACTTGATAACTCTTTGTAAATCTTGCCATGCTAAAACAAATAACAAAAGATTAGAATGGATGGAATATTTTATTAACGAAGTAATTAGTGATTATATTACAATACATAATGGCACTAAAATAACAAAAATTGAAAATGAATTTTATTGTGGTAAAGTATATAATTTAGAGGTAGAGGAAGATAATAGTTATGTAGGAGAGGGCCTTATTTATCACAATTGCATTGTAGATGATATTTTAGGAACAGTAGAAAATCCATTAAATCTTAGTGAACTTGAAAAAGCTGAAAAAATGTTTAATCAGGAAGTTGCACAGATTCCTAACATAGGATGCCCAATGATTATTTTTGGAACTGTAATGGATTTTAGTGATTTACTTTTTAAACTTAAAGATAATCCAAATATTCCATCTTTATGGCTTCCAGCCATACATCCAGATCCTGTTGAAGATCCTGATAGAGAGATTTTATGGCCAGCTAGATTTAGTAAAGAAGTATTGGAGAGACAGAAACAGATCATTGGTTGGAAAGCTTTTTCTACAGAATTTCTTTTAATGCCAGTTTTAGCAATGGAGGCTTTCATAACTAGAGAAGAATTGGAGCCGTTACTTGATAAGAGTTTAAAGAGTCATTCTATTTATCGTGCATATGATAAAAGAGATAGAAATATTGTGGGTGGATTAGATGTGGGAAAACGCAAAAATCCATCTCATTTAGTTATATTTGAAGATGATGAGCAGGGTAATCTAATTTGTCTTTGTCAAGAATTCTGGGATGGAACCGAGTACGTGGAACAGGCTAGAAGAATAAATGAGGCCATAGAGAATTTTGGAATTGATAGATTCTATATAGATGCTACTAGAGGTGAAATGGAGGAAAGAAATCTTCCTAGACAATGCTCTCTTATTAAATTTACTGGACGCGGACAAAGAAATCAAACTTCATATGCTTCTGATTTTGCTAGATATGTTGAAAGGAAACAATTAAAATTAATAGATGATGATAGGTTTATATCACAGATAACGTGTATGTCAAATTCACTTAAAGCACCTAATACAACTAGTGGCCATGCGGATAGTTTTTGGTCAGTAGCATTAGCAATTGGGGCATATCAAGATTATTTTGCCCCAGATAGGAAAAAAGGTACAACTCTACTTGGTAGTTGGAATGAGGTATTAGTACCACCAGAAAAGCCAACCATGATGGATGATCATAGATGTAAAATGTGTAATAAAAAATCTTTGGAAACACTTGAAGATGGAAGAATCAAATGTAATTCTTGCTTTGCAGTATATGCTTTAAGAGAAGAGGATATTAAAGGTGCCACTAATATTAGATTCGATAAATAATTATATAAGACTATCTAGGAATTTTGGTAAAGAGCCAAAAGGAATTATACTGGGGCATGAACAATATCTTCAACTTAGGAAAGAATTTGATGCTATATCTAGGCCAACTTATTTTAAAGCAGATCCTGTAGGTAAATATGTTATGACTTATGCTGGAGTTCCTATTCTTCAAGATGAAGACAAAGTTAGTATTACATGTAGAATGTGTGGTAAAGAAGGTATTATGTTTGAGTATGAAGGTATATTATTATGTGCTTGTGAGGAGCATATAGATAAAGTAAAAACTTTTTATTTATTGGGGGTTAAGAAATGAATTTTAAAAACCATAAAATAATATGTAGTAAATGTGGTAAAGACTTTGAGCTTAAGGAGAGGATGTACTCTAATTGGGAAATAGATTCTCCAGATATAGGGACTTTTTATTGTAATAAATGTTCTATTCCATATAGAATGATATATGCATTAAAGGGAGGAAGTGAGAAATGAATTATAAAGATTTAGTACCAGAGCGTTTTAGAGCGCGTTATGATAGACTTAGTGATAGATGGCTTATATTAGATACTTGGCATGAGCAGATACAGAATATAGCTGATCTAACACAAGATCTCCCAGATACTCATCCAGCGATAAAAATTATTTCTGGTGGGGAGGTTAATGCACTAATTGGTGAGCTAAAGAAAATAAATAAGTTTGGCGCTCAAGAAATTATAAAAGAAACCTCCAAAAGTGTTATAATTGATAATGAATATATAAGTAATTCTTCTATAGCGGACACATTGGAGAAGATTGCAGGAAATTTGAGGGGCAGGAAGAATAAGAAGATTCAGAGGTAAAGTATGCAATTAAATGACTTTCTTCCAGATATTGCTAATCAAAATAAAAGTTTGGTGTTAGCCAATACTTTTCTACAAAAAGCAAAAGAATCTGGATTTACAGATTTTATTAAATCCGCTTATGGTGGATCCAACAGACTTTCAGAAGTAAGCCACTACGGTATTGAACAACTATATTTTGATTGGCTTAGGACAGCCTATAGTTACAGAAGGATGTTCATCCAAGATTTGTACCTTTTAGCTTTTGATATTGCTGAAGTTAGAACACCTTTATTACATTTAAAGGGCGAAATATTTAGAAAGGGTATTGATGAATGGGAGCCTGTATTTGCTGTTAAATGCCAACAATGTGGAAAAGAATTCCAAGAAGAGGTGGAAAGTTGTGATCAATGTAATTCTCAAAATTTAATAAAACCTGATACTGAACAGTATAAATATTTTGATGAGTTTAGACGCAACTGTAACATGTTCGGGCAGTCCTTGGATGAAATTCTGGCTACTGTTGAAGATGACATTAATATTGTTGATGATATGTATATCTTCTTGAATAAACAGTATGGAATTATGAATAATAAGATTTATAGCCGTGTTATAGAAATTCGTAGATTACATCCAGCAGTAGTAGAATTTGATTTGGACAAACATGGTGTACCAGAAAATGTGCATTGGTTCTGTCCTATACATAGAGATAAAATAATACCAAAACAGCTTAAATGTGTAGAATGTGGTACAGAAACAGTTCCAGTAATGTATATTTGGAATCATAGGGGCAAAAGGATATATCTTTCAAACGATGAGGTTATACATTGTTCTAAATTTAGTCCATCAGAAACGTATGGGTATTCACCTCTCCTAACTATTATGCAAAAGGTACTAACTATATCTGGAATGGATAGATTCCTATACAGATATTTCTTTGAGCGCAAAGCTCCTGCTGGAATGATTCTTACCTATACAGATGACCCACAGTCTCTAGAACAAGAACGGGCTAGAATAGAATCTAAAATGATGGAAGATCCTACCTATCTTCCTTGGGTAGCTGTATCTTCAAAGACACAAAGAGGAAGAACAGACTTTGTTAAATTATTCCATACTTTGCAAGAAATGGACTATTTACCTGTAAGGAATGAGATCAGAGATAGAGTGGCTTCAGTATATGGAGTTCCTCAAGTTTACATGAATGTAATGGAAGGTATTGGTGGACTCTCGGGGCAGACCCAACAGTTAAAGATGTTCAGTAATGTTATTGAAGCAGATCAAAAGCGCTACAATGAAAAAGTTTTTCCAAAATTACTTGGAGCTTTTGGTATTACAGATTGGACGATCAAATTACGGACTCCAGAAGAGAAGGTTGAATCTGTAATTCTTCAGCAAGCACAACAGAAAATAACTATTGCAGCAACAATGCTTCAAATGGGATTTGATGTTAAATTGAAGCCTGGTACAGATACTATTGATGAACTTGATTTTATTTTTAGTGGCAAACCTGTAACTCAAAAAGAACAAATGGCTATGATGCAGCAGCAACAAGGACAAGCACAAATTGGTCCAGCTGTAGAACAAGGATTAGAGCAGGCTCAAACTTTACCTGGGCATAAATTAGAATCAGAGGTTTTTCAAGAACCTAAACAAAGTGGTATAGCTGCAGGAGAGATAGGTGGGTAATTCTTTACTTGTTGAAAGAATTGAGACTTTTATAAAGTCTGTCCTTGTTCCAAAAACAATTGTAGAGACTGTTCATAGGGGTGGTAAAGTTTTTCAAAGACATAGAAGGATTATGGTTAGGAATTGGGAGGTTGGTATAACCGGTAAACTGGCTAATGGTGAATTTGTAGTAGTAAAGAAATTACCAGATAAGTATTTAATTAAATTTACAAATGGCCCAGATAAAGGTAAGTATAAGTATGTACCTAAGCAAGCTGGTAAAGATGTACAAACAGCTACAGAACAACCTTCTCCAGTAGTTACCTCTGTAAAACAACCAAAAAAGAAGGAACAAGCTCTTAGACAACAAAAATGGACTAGTGATGTGCCAAAAATTGAGAACTTTCCATCTTTTATCCTGCCTTCTGCAGTAAAAAGAATTAATAAACTTGCTAGAAAAGTTGCAGATATAAAATATTTAGTTGATAAAAAAGCAAATATTGTTAAAATTCTTAAAGGGGCCCATCATCCAAAAAAGGTAAAATTCAATGGTATTGAGGGTATTTTTAAAGGTGTAGGAAATTTAGAGATAGGTAAATTTTTACCCTCTAAAAAGAATGTTTTAACAGAAGTATGTTCTTATGAAATTTCTAGGGCTTTAAAATTTGATTTTGTACCTCCAACAATATCTAAGATTGTGGGTTCAGAATTTGGTACAGTCCAACAATTTGTCCCTGGAATTGAAGGAATAAGAATTCCTTTATCTGAGAGGAAAAATATATTTGCTTCTCAAGCTGGTAGAGAAATGGCTATATATGATTTTATTACTGGTAATAGAGATAGACATGATGGTAATTGGATGTATGACCCAGTTAAGAAGAAAGTTTGGGCTATAGATAATGGTAATTCCTTTCCAACTGGACAAAAGTATTACATACACTCCAATTTTATAAAAAATTTTCCGGGTGAACTTTCAGAAAATGAGAAGTACTTAATAAATAGAAAAAAGAGCAAAGTTTTAAGATATGTTAAATCTTATTTTGGAGATTCTGAAGCTAGAAGTGCGGCTAAAAGAATAGATTTTATACTAAAAACAGGTAGAATGGTTAATGGTTGGGTTGAAGAAAATACTTTGAGGTAAAGAAAGCAATGAAAATATATGTAAATTTTTATGGATTAGATGAAAAGAAAGAAGACCAAAAAATAGGCACTCTTATTTTTGATGGCAGTAAATTTACTTGGGCCAATACTGCCTACGATGGTATTAAAGAAATTTCTGATGATTCTATTTTTGTTAATGATGAATTGATTGACCCTAAAAAAGATCCTGAAAAATTTATGCAAAATTTATACAAAGCTTATACTGGTACTTATGTGAGGGCAGGAAAAGTTAAACATGCCTAGATCTCATGCTGGGTTAGTTCCAAAAAGAATAACAGAGAATGTGCATTCTGAGGGAGGGCATTCTTTTGTTAGACATCGTACTATTTGGGTCAGACCAAGTAAAACTGCAAGAGTAAAAGCTAGAGGAGCTAATCTATTAGGTGAACGCCGTGTACAAAGTTTGGAACAAAGGTTTCAGGGTATGGATATATCTGAACTTAAGCTGAAGAAAGATGCCTACAAGCAACGTATTATAGATTTAAATAAGGTTTTACTTGGTGGTGGATTGCCCAAAGAAAAAATAGAGGTCTATAAAAGACAGAAAAAAGAAATGCGGGCAAAGAGAGAACTACTAAAGAGGGTTCTTAAACATAAAAGAGGTAAAAAGAGGGAATCTAGTGAAGATTATTCAAATTTTTCATTAAATATAACAAAAGTAACTGGTACTGCTAGAGATAGACTTATGAAGCTTATTGATGGAGATCCTGAATGTAATGAATATACTAAAACAAAAGTTTCTTCCAGGCGAGTTCTTTCTGCTGGAGCAACAGATCCAGAAAAAGTTGTTTTAAGTAATGGTAAAAAAGCTATATTTAAGCCACAAAAAAATGAGATTAATTTAAGAGGAGGAGTTCCCGTTGGGACTTATTTTTTGAGGGAGATATGTGCATATGAGGTTAGTAAACTCCTTGGTTTTAATATAGTTCCTCCAACAAGTTATAAGATTGATAAAGGGAGAGTTGGATCTATACAAGAGTGGGTGGCTGGGACTACTGGATTTGCTATGTCTATAGAAGAGAATCAAAAATTTGAGGCCTCAGGCGAAAGGATAAAACTCAGTGTATTTGATTCTTTACTTGGTAACACCGATAGGCATGGTGGTAATTATATTTATTCTTCTAGTAAGAAGAAAATATGGGCAATTGATAATGGGTTAAGTTTTAATGAAGATAAAAGTGTATATGGTGATTGGAGAGGGGATGATAAAATACCTAAAAAATATGTTGATGTGCTTAAAGATAAGAAAGACACCATTTTAACCTGTGTATCAGATTATTTGGGTGATAGAGCCACCTCTGCTACCAAAACTAGACTTGAATATATGATAAAAACAGGTGAAATGTATAAAGGAGACAGATGAAAATAACAGTAGACTTTTATGATGAAAATGATGATGATATTGGTACCTTAGTGTTCGATGGTAAATCTTTCTCATGGGCCAATGTTGAGAAAGATTGGATTAAAAATATTATTGAAGATCCAATAAATGTAATGGATGAGAAAATTGAGGCTAAAAAGAGCCCAACAAAATATATGATGAATTTGTTTAAAGCTTACGGAGGGGCTTATTTAAGAGCCTCAAAACCAATAATACATAAGTAGGTTATGATGTACATCACTTGTCCACAGTGCAAAGCAAAGCAACATATAAGTCTTTGGAAAAGATTATGTGATAATATATTTAAGTGCCCACAATGTGGAAAAGAAATAAATATGGAGGGAAGGGTATGACAACAACACAAACAATAACTATGCCAGCAGCACTTACAGTTACTAATTGGGATGATTCTGTATCAGGTTCAGTTGTAACTGCTAATGGTTCTACTTTCGCGGCTTATTCTCCAATCTTTATGCTACCAATACTAGAAAAGACCCAAGATGAAGAAGTGGCTGAGAAATTAAAAAGATTCATGAGATTCAGAGACTTGAAAATTATAGCTATAAAAGATCTTGGAGATGGTAATCTTGAAATAACTTTGAGCAGAAGAAGAAAGTATTTCAAAATAAAGATTACTGGAAAATTAATTCTAGAAGATGTTAAAGGAGAAGAATTGGACGAACTTGGAGAAATAAGAGAAGAAAAGATATATATAAATCCTTCTGATGGAAATATGCCATGGACTACTACTCCTAATACAGCAGCTCCATATATTGCAAAATGGGATGCTAATGTTATTTCAAATGATTTATGTTTAGATAATACAACTTATTCTAATATGGGAGGTAAGTAATTGAAAGCACCTGTAAGAAGTTTAAGTAAAGAAAAGTTAGTTTGGTTAGGTACAAACAAATGTAAGCATGGTCATACATTTTTAGAGCATTATGCTTGCTATATGAATGAAGAAATGCACAATGATGAAAGAGTGGGTTTTCTAGATATAGAATGTTCTGGGTTAAAGGCAAACTTTGCTATCATGCTTTCTTATTGTATTAAAGTAAGGGGAGAAAAGAAGGTTTATTCAGATTTTTTAACAAAAAAAGATGCTGAAACTCATTTAGATGCGCGCATAGTAAAAAATTGTATTAAAGATTTAACCAAAAATTTTGATAGAGTAATAGGGCATTATTCAAAAAGATTTGATGTGCCATTCTTGAGAACAAGAGCTTTAATACTTAAATTAGATTTTCCTCAATTTGGAGAGATGTATCATACAGATACTTGGGATATAGCTAGAAAAAAGTTATGTTTATCCAGTAATAGACAGGGTGTGATTGCTGAGGCTATAACAGGTGAGGATATAAAAACACGTATAGATCAGAAACATTGGATACCGGCCCTTCAAGGTAATAAAGAAGCAATGGAATATATATTGGATCATAATATGCGAGATGTACATCAATTAGAGGCTAATTATGAGAAACTTAGGGTATTCTCTAAAATAACAAAATCTAGTATATAAAGGAGGGATTAGAAATGGTTGAGTTTATGCCAACTAATAAAATGGAACTTATGGAATTAATAGAACTTATTAGGCAAAATGAAAAATACATACCTGAACATCGTGAAATACTTATGGCTTATTTAAAAATAACTAAAAAAGAGGGTTGTTTAATAGCTTTTTTTAAAGATGTTTTTGGAGTTAGGAAAAAGAACTATCTTAAGCTGTTTAGATTGCTTGATCAAATAGATTTATATAAGTTAAGTTTTAGAACAATAAATAATTTAAGTATAGAACTTGAAACCTTAAAAAAGAAAGATATTATATTAAAAATAAAAGAGGACCCAAATTATGTTCCTTGGATAGAGCTAAAGAAGTAAAGGAGAAGAGAAGTGAATCAACAAGAAAAGCATGAAAAAATATTATACCCGGTTGTAAGATGCAGAACAGATAAAGCGGGTGGTTCTGGAACAATTATTTATTCAAAAGAAAACCCAGACAAAATTGGTGAATATCTAAATTTCATATTAACAAATCATCATGTCATTGAAGATGCAATACAAATAAAACAAGAATTTGATTCAATGATTAAGCGCGAAGTAAAAAAAGAATTTACTCAGAAAGTTAGAGTAGATATCTTTGATTATGTTAATATGTCAGAAATGAATAGTGCAAATACACATACTGCTGATATAGTGGCATATGATAAAAGTCATGATATAGCACTTCTTAAATTAGATACTCCAAAGAAACTGAAATATACAGCTACCATGTTTTCTAGAGATAAAATATCTAACATAAAACTCTTTGACCAAATATATAGTTGTGGAGCTAGCCTTCTGCATGATCCATTTGCAAACAAAGGTGAAATAACTTACCTCAATGAGGATATTGATAATAAGAATTACTGGATGTCCAATTCAAATATGATATTTGGTAATTCTGGTGGAGCGGTATTCTTAGATGAAACTGGGGAGTTCATAGGTATTCCAGCTAGAGTAACAAGTACTCAATTAGGTTTTGGTTTTGATATAATTACTTGGATGGGGTTTTTCATTCCTATATCAAGGATATATGACTTCTTTGATGAGCAAGAGTTAAAGTTTATTTATAATGAAAATATTACCTATCAAGAATGCATGGAAAAGAGAAAAGTGCATCAAAAGAAATCTTTAGTTGATATGGCAATAGAGGATACGGGCAGTAATGTCAAAAGCAATAGAAGTAAACGAAATTGAACTATATAGCAAGAGAATCTGTGATTTTTGTGACATAAAAATAGCTAAATATGCTATGTACTTCATTAAAAATGAAGAACAGATAGCTTCAACATTGTTTTGTGAAGAATGTTTTGACAACTTTATACAAGAGTGTTCTGACTTCTTTAGTAAAGGAGGAAATAGTAAAGATGAGAAATGTAATATGTGACACTTGTGAAAAAGAGATTGAAGAGAAATATCTTGAAATATGTATACTTCATTTTGGAGTTGGGTCTGATTCTGAAGAGGAAGAAGAGGGTACATACCAATTTTGCTCAGAGAGATGTATGGGCAAATGGATGGTAGAAAAAGCCAAAGAGGATTATGGAGTTTATGAATAAAGTGGTTTTTCAAGCAAAGCTTAAAGAAGTTTTACTTGAAACAATACAGGAAAGAGTTAAAGATGGTTATGAAAGATCTCAGCAGGCTGTTCCTGTAATTACTGGTAACCTCAAAAGAAGCGGAAAAGAGACAGATATAGATAATGGTGCTAAAATTGAGTACAAAATGGAATATGCCTCTATAGTTGAACGTGGTGCACCAGCTCATTATGAACAATTGGGAGGTTTCTTTAGGAAAAATGGTGCTTTTGTTAAAGCACATACTAGACATATGCCTGAAAAAAAGCCTAAAAACTATATTAAAAACTCACTTAAAACTGCTTTTGAGAGGTTTTCTATAACATTTGATTCAAATTTACGCGCAAAGTTTAAAAGAGTGACTTGGAAGTAATATAATATATTGTGTAAGGAGGAAACGACATGGATGAATTGATTAAAGAACTAAGGGCTAGAATTATAGATCTAGTGGAGTTATCTGTAAATGGGTCTAAAGCGGATTCATTTAAGAATCTGATGGAGAGGCATTCAGGAGAATTTATTGAGGTAACTAAGACATCTGATAACAGAGATCTTATTAGAAGTAAGTTTTCTAATTTCATTAATAGGACTTTAAGTACTGTAGAAGCTTTAGGGTTAGAAGAAAAGCAGTACAAAGCAATAAGAAAGCTTATTTTGAATGAGATGAATGGCTGTTTAGATGTAATTATTCAAAGTGTGGATAAGAAAAATAAGACAGAGGAATAACAATGTCACCATCTAAGAGTGAAGCTCAGAGAAGGCTGTTTGGAACAGCTTTGTCTATGAAGAGAGGTAATACTGAAAAAACAGAGACTCCAGCTGGAGATATATCTAGTAAAGTATCTGAAAATAAAATAAGGGAATTTGCTAAAAAGCCTCTAGCAAAAGAGGAGGATGATGTGGTTCAAGAATCTTTATTGAAGACAATTGATAATTTTATCTCAAAGAAAATGCACCAAGGTCAAGCATTTGCTGCTGCTACTATGAGAGCCAAGAAAATGGGCTATAAAGATTTTAGTGTTGGTGGTCCTGGTAGAGCAATAAGGGATAAAATGGCCCAAGAAATTGGTAAAAAACATGGGGTAAAGGTTAAGACTACTTGGAAAATGGAGAAAGGTGCCTATACTCCAGATATGCCAACAAATCAAGGTGTATGGAAAGCTTGGACTTCTGCAGATGAAGCAGCAGAGGCACATAATAAAAATGTTGAAGAACAAAGAAGAACCAATCCTAGAGAAGCGGCAAGACTTGATGAAGAAAGTGAAAAAGCTTTAGCTCAGCACAGACAAGGATTGGTAGAGCATTATCAAAGTAGAGGACAAAAGGTTCTTGACCCTAAAGGAGGTGGCTACTTGCCAAATAAAACAGAGAAGGGTGATAAAGGAAAAGCCATTGGTGCTGCCATTGGAGCTTTTCTTGGTGACCATGCTGAAGA